GCTAATGCTGCAAAAGTTCCTAAAGAACCTGCAGCAGTTGTCCATGTAGGAGATGAGCTTGATTGTAAAATTGCGTTAGTTGACATTCCAGCATTACCATCTGGATTCTCTACTCTAACTCGGTAATCTCCAAGAGGTAAATCGAAGGTTGCCGAGATAGAAGTTGAACTTGCCCAAGAAACTACTGAAGCTCTTGTATATGCATTTGTTGCACTTACAGCTTCTACAATTGGTACATGAGTAGAATCAGTTGCGAAATTTGTTCCTGTAATAGTTACACTTGTTGCAACACTTGGAGGAATGATTGCACTTACTGCAGTTACAGTAGGTTTTGCTTCTACTGCATCTATCCAAGATAATTGATTTGATGATGTTCCATCTGTTGATAAAACTTGTCCATCAGTTCCAACTCCTGTAGGGAGTGTTAAAGTATATCCAGCTCCTGCTGAATGAGCAGGGCTTTCAATATGAACTGCATGAGTATTTTGTTCACAATTTAAAGTTAATTTACCAGCAGCACTTGCACCATCACCTTTGATTTCTAATCCAGGTGTAAATTCTGTTTTAGCATTTGTAACTGCATCAGCAGCTAACTTTCCTGTAGAAACATTTAAATCTTTAACCTTTGCTGTTTCAACTGCATCAGTTGCGAGTTTAGCAGAAGTTATTACACCATCTGTAATATCACTAGATGTTAGTACTGCGTTAGCTGGGGTTTTTCCAACATATGCCATAGAACTTATTTCCTTAAATTATTATGCTGAGATAGTATCTACAACACTTGTAATTATATCAAGAGAAGTTGCTGCAGAAGCGTAAGCTTCTATAGAATCACCACTCATTAATACAACTTTAGAGCCACCATCAATTAATTCTAAAGAACCGCCATTTGGGATGGGTGCATCTTTAATAATAAAATATGTGTCACTTCCATTTTTAACATAAACAGATACATTCACAGAAGTACCAGAAGTGTTTGCACACCTAATACCTATAATTGCATCATCAGAATCTGCTGCTGCTCTTAATACTGTTGGAGAAGCAAGTAAAGTTATGTCTTGTTTTAAAGTTCTTTCAAAATCTTGTGCCATAGAATTATCCTAATTATACCTTTTATTTACTCTGTTGTCAACAGAACTTACAAAGCAATTGCCATAGCCACAGCAAATCCTGCTGAAGCTTTAGCACTTAATTGTGTTTGTATATCTGAAGTTACGCCATCTAAATAACCAAATTCAGTATCATCTACTGAACCATCTCCAACTAGATTAGCGTTTAGTCTACTTGAAGCATCAATTGTAGCTTGTTTACTATCTATTTGCGTTTGTGCATTAGATGATAAACTATTTATATATTGAAATTCTGTACTTGTTACTGTGCCATCTGCAATCTTTGTTGCATCAATAGCTGCTGCTGCTTTAATATTAGCATCTGCTAAATTAGTAATTGAATTACCTGTAGCATCTACATCAATTGTTTTATTTGTAAATGTAGTTGTGCTACTTGCTGTAACACTTGAATGGGGTTGAGAATCTACATAAGTTTTAATAGCTTTAGCAGAAGCTAAAGTATCATCACTTGCAGAAACTGCTGTTAAATCTGTATCAAGAACACCTGAAGCTAAATCTGCTACTTCAAGATTTGTAATACTATTACCAGTACCATTTGCATCTACAGTTTTATTTGTAAATGTATTTGTACTTGATGCTGAAACATCTGCATTTAAAGTTACAGAACCACTTGTTCCACCACCAGTTAAACCTGTACCTGCAACAACTGCAGTAATATCACCAACTGGAATTGTTGCTACTTGTGTATCTACATAATCTTTAATAGATTGTTGAGATGCAACTGCTATAGCAGAATCAGAAGCCATATTATCTTCATCTAAAAATGCTGTACCACTAAGTGTTCCATCTAAAACTGGACTTGTTAATGTTTTAGATGATAAAGTTTGAGCAGTTGTTTTGTCAACTGTTATACTTGTGTCAATAGTTAAATCTGGTATTGGTCCTGTTAAAGATGTTCCACTTAAACCATTTCCTGTTGTAATAGCAGTAAGGTCTCCTGCAGAAACTTGAGTAGCAATATATGCTTTAATTGATTGTTGTGAAGCTACAGCAGTTGCTGAATCAGATGTAAAATTATCTTCATCTTTAAAAGCTGTACCACTAATAGCTGTATCAAGAACTGGACTTGTAAGAGTTTTATTTGTAAGAGTTTGAGAACCTGTTATTGTTACTACATCACCTGTAGGTGTATTAATAACTGGACTTGTAAGAGTTTTGTTTGTTAAAGTTTGAGCAGTTGTTTTATCAACTGTTGTACCAGTATCAATAGTTAAAGTTGGAATTGGTCCTGATAAACTTGTTCCTGATAAACCTGTTCCTGCTACAATAGAAGTAAGGTCTCCAACAGGAGATGCATCAACATAAGCTTTAATTGCTTTTGCTGAAGCTAGAGTATCATCACTAGCTGAAACTGCAGTTAAGTCTGTATCTATATCTGTAATTCCTGTAGCTGTACCAATAACTAAAGTATCTAAATTTACTGTACCATCAAAGAATGCATCTTTAAATTGTAAAACTGCTGTTCCTAAATCAATATCATTAGTTACTGAAGGAACTATTAAGCCATCAGAAATTTTAAATTGTTCTGTAGCTGAAGCACCAACATTAATATAAAATTCTAATTCAGCATTTGCTGTATCAATTAAAATTTTATTTAAAGGAGTAGCAAGATTTGCGTCACCAATTAATCCAATTACAGGACCATTAGCTGCAGTACCATCATGTTTGTGTCCAGTTGTATTTACAAATGCGGAAACTAAAGCATCAAATTCATTATTTAAATCTACTGCATCAATTGTAAGAGTATCTACTATTTCTGCTGAACTTTGTCTTGTGTATCCTGCCATGTTATCTTCTTCCTCCTGCTATGAATGAAACAAATAATCCATTAACTGCATATGCAGCATTTGTATCATTACTAAAAAATCTAAAATTATTTGAGAAACCACTTCCTGTTACTAGCATTCTTTTACTTGGTAAAGTTACTGCTCCATATGTTCCAGTTCCATATACTGCCGAACCATATAAAGATGTAGCAGATAAAGTACCTACATCAACTGCACCAGGTTGAGGTACATCTGTAGATTCAAAATCATATCTAATTCTCATCTGTAAATCTGGTTGTGTTCCTTCTGGTTTAATATTTGCTTTAACTCCATAAAGACTTTTTCTTAAACCATTATCACCATAATCCATATCTGGTGTTTGAAATTTTGCGTTAATGTTTGAAGTGTCAAAATTATTACCAGTATCTATTTGATAAATATAACCAGTTTCATTTGCACCAAATTTAACTTCTTCATTTGAATTATTTAAATCTGAAGTACAGAACTTTAATTCCATACCTTTCGTTTCACTCCACTCAAATGCAGGAACTCCATTTTCATCAAATTTAAAAGTTCCTATAATTCCTTTTTGTCCTGATTTCGATTGACCTGACTGATGATAAAATAATCTGTATTGACTTCTTTCTCTAATAACTATACTAGAGATAGTATACTGTGCAATATTTAATAGCAAAGTATTTATTAAAGGTAAAATCTTTCTACTAATAGAACCAATTTCTATGTCATCAATTCTAGCTGTACCAGCAACTGTTCTTAATCCATCAGGTGCTAGGAAGATTAAATCTCCACCAATTTCTTGAATTGTGTTTCCATTTACACAACCTATATTTTTTGTTATAGATTTAAGTATAGGGGTAGAATCAAGACTTGTCAACTCAAATAAACTATTTTTACAAAATATAATTAAGCTATTTCTAAAGACTTTAATCCCTACAATAATATCTCCAACATCTATTTCTCCTGCTCCAGTTCCTGTAAAATTATAAGGTTCTAACCTATCACTATAAGCAACTGTACTTGTTGAAACTGATTGACCTGCAACCACTAATCGTTCTGAAAATATACCACATATTTTAGGATTAGTCGGAGCTGACCTTTCTAACTCTTCAAAGTAAAAAGTATTAACTGCACCTGAAACAGTTATTTGAAATTCTGCTATCTTATTAGTACCATCAGTAATATATAAACTACCATAAGCACCATCTGATTCAAAAGTAGTAAATTGATTATTTGATTGATTAGCTCTTGAAATAGTAGTAGCAGCAGATAAACTTCCTGCAACAATTCCACTTTTTTTAACAGCAACTCCTGAAACTGCAGCAACAACATTATAATCTAATGTTAATTCTGTAGTATTTGTTATAGATAAAACTCTATAATTAATACTATTAATTTGTATTCTATCATTTACAGCAAATTCTGTTGTAAATGCTGTTCCTGTTCCTGTAACTATTGCAGAACCTGCAGTAACTGCAACTGTTCCTGTCTTAGTTACATAAGTATCTTTATTAATTTGAAGCCAAGTAATACCATCACTTGACCAATAAATATTTGAACCTT